CTTTAGGACCTTGAATACCCTGCTCTCCAGTATCTCCCTTAGGACCTTGAGGACCTTGTATTCCTTGCTCTCCTTTTGCACCAGGTAAACCTTGAATACCTTGTTCCCCTTGTATTCCTTGTTCTCCTTTAGGACCTTGAGGTCCGATATCTCCTTGTTCTCCTTTAGGACCTTGAGGACCTACAACATTACCTATAATTAATTTTGGCATAATTAAAACCTCCTTATTCTAAAATTTCTAATACCAAATTCCCATCTTCATCTATTGAAAAATTTGGTTGAGTATCATTCTCGTTATAATATACAACTAAGTTTCCATCTTCTATTTGGAATATGTACTGACTATTTATAGGAGTGATTACAGCAGTTCCATTATCTCCTTTATCTCCCTTATCTCCTTTAGGACCTTGTATTCCTTGAGGACCTTGAGGTCCGATATCTCCCTGCTCTCCCTTAGGTCCTTGCTCTCCTTGTATTCCTTGAATGCCTTGTTCGCCTTTTAGTCCTTGAAGTCCTCTTTCTCCTTGAATACCTTGTTCCCCTTGTATTCCTTGAATACCTTGAGGACCTGTTATTCCTTGAGGACCTTGAGGTCCAACTTCTCCTTGTATTCCTTGCTCTCCTTGAATACCTTGAGGACCATTTTCCCCTCTTTCTCCTTGGTCCCCTTTATCTCCTTTGAATCCTCTTTCTCCTCTTTCTCCTTTCGGTCCTTCTGGTCCATCATTGCCTTGAATACCTTGAGGACCTCTTCGTGCTAATAATTCTCCTATAATTTCTCCGTCTTCACGATAGACTGTATAGACGTTTCCTTCTGGTAATTCTTTATTAAAACCAACACTTGCTATTGAGTACCCTCTTTCTCCTTTTAAATCTTGCATATGATAGTCTATATAATCTTGGATTTCTTTTTCTGCTTCTTCTATTTTTTCTTGTGTATATTTATCTAATTTTAAATAACTATCTGTTTTAAGATAATTATCAATAATTTCTTTTAAATCTTTTTCTAATTGAATAACTAGCTCTTTTACTCTATTATCCAAATCTTCAAGTAATATTTTTTTTGTATCTTCATAAATCTTATTGAGCAACTCTTGATATTTCTCAAATAGTGTAGTTACAGGATAAGTAGTTATCCCATCATCTGACATATACCAGATACAACCTTTTGGTAAATCTGGTAAACCTAATTGTTTGGGTATTCCACTATCTACAAATAATTGAGATTTTATAATTTCTTTTTCTGTTCCAAGTATTGCAGCTTTTATTTTAGTAAATATATTATTTAGATTTTCTGGTGTAATATCTCCTGTACTACTAAAAGTAAAATCTAAATCAAAATAAGGTTCAGACTTAACTATCTTAATATCTGTGTAGTCATTCCATATACCATTTGGGTAGTTAGTAAAATCAATATTTCCAGCATTGTATGTGTAATAATCTTTAGGTATAAGGAATATAAAAGCTGTGCTAGTTATAGGATTTTGTTTTTTTCCATAGACTTCACAACTTGTCATTAAGTCTGAAAAGTTAGTAGCATATTGCTGTCTATTCTTTTCTAACTTAAAATACTCTTTTTTAAAATTTAACATTTGCTTAAACACCTCTTTTCTTAATAATAAGTTGTTAGTGGTCCATCAAAACTATCTTTTAGATATATGCTAGCAAATATCATAGCAGTTCTAAATGAATCTGCGTCATCAGAAGCTTTATCATTTGCGTCGTGGTCTGGTATATCTAAGTAACAGTTCATGGACTTGTTATATTTTTTGACATAGCCTCCTAATTGTATAACTCCTATGTTACACTCGTTATTATCTATCTCTACATTGTCAAACTCCTTTCTTATATAGTTGATTTGATTTATTAATGTAGTCATATCATTTTTAGCTAGCTCTGTCTTAGACAGAGTTCTTACATCACTAAAATAATTTAATCTTATGTAGTCACTTCTTTTTGAAGTTGCACTCCATTCCTCGACATCTCCATCATGTGGTAGTACCATAGTAGGCTGCATATAGTACCCATTATCTTTGCACCATTTCTTTATATATTGGCAGCAGTGGTCTGGTCCTTGCCCAGTAACTCTATAATGTTTTATGAATCTAATTCTATTATTGTGAGGGTTTTTTTGAAAAAACCACAATACTGTATTGTCCCTTTTTCCTATATCCCAAGCAACATATAAAGGTTGTTGTGTCCAGAAATGCCCTGTGTATATTTGAGTATATCTTCTACTTACACTATCTAATAACTCTTCATACCTACCATAAAACTTTATCCTTTCATCTTCGTAAGCTTTTTTTAGTTGTTCTCCATACCAAGCACCAACTAGATGAGTATTGATTTTACATTCCCACTCTTGAGCGTATGAATCTGGGTCCATAGTAAGAGCTTGTTTTCTAAGTTCTTTATCATTTATTACTCTCTCCCCTTTATAGTTCAAGGAATCTTTTCCAGATTGAATATCTACATACCACATATCTTTAATTTCTTTATTTTCTGGTTTACTTAGGATAGTGAAGTAATCTATAAAAAGTTTAGTAAACCAATTATATTTACCCCTTGGTGTAGAGATAAATATTACAAAACCAAAGTCTGTGTTATTGATAACCATATCAACTGCAGGTTTCATATATTGATAGAACTTTTCTTTTATAAGTGCTGCCTCTGTATAAATAACTCCTCTAGCTCCTACCCCTACACTTGCGTCTGGGTTATCTCCTCCACGAAAGAAGATTTTTGCTCCGTTAAATAAAGTTACACTCCAATCTGATTTATTAACTTTAGGTCCTCTTGGATTTGCTAGTATTTCATCTGGTATAAGATTTTCAAGTAAAGGTAAACCGTTTAATGTCTTCCCATCTACAACTATCTCCTTTACCTGTCTAAAATATGGTGCATAGATATAGTAGTTTCCTGGGTGTTGAATAGCTGCTAGTATCATAATGAGTAGTGAAATAAAGTCCTTTCCATATCTTCTATGAGCCATTAGTGCAAAATACTTTTTCTTATTTTCCAAGACATTGTCCAGAAGTTCTTTCTGTCCTTTGTGTAGATATTTAATAACTTTTTTATAACTGATGGTTACTCTTCTTTTTGCTGCTCTTCCTAAAAAATTCAAAACTCCACCTCCTTACCTGTTTGATAAAATAAAAAAAGGACAACCCTTTTAGGTTGTCCTTTGATTTTTCTGTAAATGGAAAAAGGCAACTCTAAAAGGTTGCCTGATTTTCTTAAAATTATTATATCATTAAATACTAAAAAAGTCCATAAAAAGAAAAGGCTGGTATAGTTGCAGCTATACCAGCGATGAACATACTAAGTCTTCCGTTCTTCTTAGTAATTAAATTATAACAAAAATAACTAGAAAGTTCAAGATATTTTTGTTATAATAAGTCTAGCCCACCAAGAAAGGGGGTGAACATCATTAAGTCTTTCGTTCTAAGACTAATAATACTGGTTATTCTGTTTTTCTTAGTAAACAGAGTTGCATTATAATTAGTCAAAAAAGGGGAGTGTTGCAGCACTCCTCCTTTTTTATTGTAATAATTCTATAACATTTTTAGCTATATTATAGTTAGTTGTATTTATTCCCATTTTAATTAAGTTGGTAGCAGCTTTGTCTATATCTCCTTTAGATATATTTTGAATCAAATATGCAGGTCTAACTATTGCCATAGAACCAGTAGTTAAAGCATAACTATTTATAATATTATCATCAAAGAAAGTCCATAATGCACTTCCAGGACTATCAACCATATCATTGAATTTATCTATTACAGTTCCTAATGGGTCCTCATAGAACTCTCCATCTTTTAATAGACTTCCAGCAACAACTACAACTCCTAATTGAATCATATAATTCATCATTCTTTTTTGCCATAATTTATTAGTCCAGTCCATTTTACCATTATTTACATTTGAATAAAATACATCAGTAGCAAGTCTTCTCCATTGTTCTTGTAGTGATGTCTTGAAAAATCCTGTCATTCTAGCAAAGTTTCTTCTTACATTATCATTTATCATATCTATTTCATTTCTAGCAGCTGCAGTAGCTTCAGTAGGGGAAATGTCAGATACCATTTTATCATAGAATTTTGTAACCTTATCTACTATGTCGTTTTTCATATAATTAAATTCATCATCAGTAATAATATCTCCTAGATAATTTTCTATGTCGGTCTTTTTTATACTATCAGAAAAGCTAATCTCATCATAAAGTTTACTATTTTTAAAGCTTTCTAAGTCTGGAATTTTTTTCATAAATTCAAATTCAAGGCTTCCAATATTTAAATCTTCTATCATTTTTTTGAAATAGTGTCCTTGAGAATTTAACAACTCATCTAAAGAACTGTATTTAGCAAACTTTTCTAAGTTCATTCCACCTAAAGAGTAAGCAGCAGCTTTAAGAGCTAATTGTGTATATTGATATAGATTTAATTTATTAAGTCCACTGTCTAAAGCTGAAAGTAGTTTATCTTGGTTGCTTCCATATTTAATCATTCTAGCTTTTCTATATCCTGTAAAATCATCTAATTCCCCAAGAATAGCATTTACATATTCTATTGGCATGGAGTTTTTAAGTTGTGCCATCAATTCTGGTGTGTTATTAACATTCATCATTAAAGCTATAACATTATTCATAACTTGTTTGTAAGTTGTAAAAAATCCATCTCCACCATATCTTGAAATATTAGCTCTTACCATAGACATAGGTTCCATATACAACTCTCTAAAAGCTTTTGGTCCTGTAAGATTGATTTTACCATAAACAGAAGTATATTTTTTTACAAATCTGTCTAGTGAAGTTTCAATAGGTTTAGTAATATGTCCTAAATCTCTACCTAATTCAACATCAATATATCCTTCTAGTTCTCTCATGTAAGATTTAAAATCTCGGCTTAGGGTAGAAGTTTGCAATTCTCCTAATAATTTTTTAAAACCTTTATATCCACCTTGAGGGAAAGTTGATTTTATAGCTTCTGCATTAGAAATTTCATTTATTAATTTTTGTAAAGCTAATCTTCCATCAACTTTGTTATTGGCAACAAAATCCTTTACTTTAGATTTTTTGATATATCCTCTGTCTATCCAATTTTCAAATCTACCAAATCTATGAACTGCCGTTTCTTTTAAAGGGTTTTCCTCTGCTCCTTTGTAACTGTCCATATCTTCTGTGAAAGCTCTTCTAGCATTTTGTTTTTTACTCTCTATATTATTTCTGTCAAAATCTGTTCCAGGTAAATCTTCAAAAAAATCTTTATTATTTTTTAAGAATCTTTGAACTTCTGGATATTGTTCTAAATTATACTTAGAAATTATTTTAAATCTTTCATCACTTGGAATACAAGTTTTAATTTCTTTTAATCTTTGTATTATTTCATAAGGACTTGGATTTTCTTTTTTAATTTCAACTTCAAGTCTTTCTACGCTACTCATAAAAAAATCATAATTTCTTTCAGCAAATCTTTCTCTAGGGTCAACAAGTCTTTTAGGAACATCTTTACCAGTAACAGGATCAGCAATCAACTCTCCATCTAAATATTTTTGTCCATCAAATTCTTTAGTTAATGTAGTTAAATATTTTTGAAGTTCATCTTGAGATAATAACTTTTCAAGACTTAAATTACTATCATAGTTTAAATTGTTATATATATCTTGCACATTAATATCATAATCTTTTGTCAATTCTTTTACAGTCTGATATAAAGTTTCTCTAATATCTTCTAGCTTAGGTTGAAGTTCTGCTAATTCATCTGGTAATTTTCTATTAAAACTGAATAAAAAATCTCTTAAATCAAATTTATTCTCTTCAAATAAATCTAACATTTTTTCTAAATCAAGTTTTTGACCTTTATAATCTAAAGTAAATAAATTTAATAGTTTAGTTTTACTTTGCTCTTTAGTTTTTTGGAAAGGTAAAAGTATTTGAGTTTTTAAAAAGTCTTTAGCTCTTCTTGCTTTACCAGATAAATTTTCATTACTTCTATAAATTTTTCTAAGTCCATCTTTTATTTTAAAATATTTATTTGTTTCAGCTTTCAGCTTAGCTAATCTTTCAGAAACATCAATTTCATTTCCTGTTTCTTTAATTATTTTTTTAACTGCACTTACATCATCTTTATCTATAACTTTTGGAATATCTAGTTTTAACACTTCTACAAATTCTGGATTCAATTTATCTCCATCAACTAAATTGTCCATAGCATTTTTAATAATGTAAGAAAGTTCAAAGTAATCATCAGAGTAATCAGCAAAATGTCCCCTATTAATTCCTTTTAAAACCTCTTCAATAGGCTTAGCACTATCCATAACCACTGGGTTAAATTCTTTACTTCTAAATTCTGGAGTATTATATAAATCTAAAATATGCTGTATTTCATGTCTTAATACTCCTATCTGTGTATCTAAATCTTTTATTTTATCACTGATAGCAACTTGTAAAATCCTACTACCATCTTTATTTTTTTTGATGATAGTTTCTCCTAAGTGTTGAATTTTTTTAGCTCCTACAAACTCAAAATCAATATTGTATTTAAATTTATAAAAATCTAGCATTTTCTGTATGCTATCAATATTATTTTTCTTTCTTACAGTTTTACCAAATTCTTTTTGAACTGCTAACATATCATTGGTTAGTTGTTCAGCACTTGTAAATCTTTTATTCAAATTCAATTTTTCTTTAAAGTATTGAATTATCTCATTTTTTCTAGCAGCTTTAGATTTACTTTTAATCTTTGGTTCTGTTGTGTCAACTTTAAGTTTATATATATCTCCTACTATTCCATAAGAAGTTGGGTCTTGAGAGAAAAGTCCATGATATTTAGTGTTGCTAATAGTAAATTCTACACTCATTATCGCTTCTTTTTCTTGCCATCTACTCCTTGTGAATACAGGGTTTCCATCTGCGTCAACGCCAGTTTGGATAGGATATTTAGTTCTACTAACATATCCTTTAGCTTTTGTAACTTTTGCTTCTTTAGGAATAGCACCTTTTCCTTTTAAAACTTGTGTTATTTGGTCTTTGTTGTAATCTCTTGGGTTGTGTCTTATAACAGTTTTTTTATTTTCAAACTCATCAGCAGTAGTTTCATAAATATGTAATTTTAAATCTTTTTTATCAATTTCATTTATTAAAACTGTTTTAGGCTTTTGTGGCTCCAATATTTCAGCAGGTGTTTTATTCCATAGTTCTAAGAAGTTGCTAAAAGCTTTTTTCTGCTCTTTACTTAATTTTTTTTCTTGCATAATCATTTCAGCAAGTTCTTTCATAAGTTGTGGTTCTTGAGTTATTAGTTGAGAAAATTCTTCTTTTGAATTTATTCCTAATTCTTTTATTGATATAAAAGTATCCATAACTATTTTACCATCAGTTTTAGGAACAGTTTCCATTATTTCTCTAGGTTTAAATGGTTCTATTCCCAATCTTTCTCTTGCTAGTTTTCTCATTTGAAGTTTATTTAATCTTTTAGTTTCTGGAATATCTATTTCTGGGAAAACTTCTTCTATTATATTTTTAGGTTGAACAGTAGGTAAAATTTGTATAGTTTCCTCATCTAAAGGGAATACATAACCTTGATAATCTCCTTTTTCATTTTTTCTAAAATCAGCAAAGAATCTTTTACCACTATCTATAAACTCTGATTTTATAACATAATTTTTAGTTTCTTTGTCTTTATATCCTCTAGCATATATAACATCAGCTTCTTCTGGAATAATTCCAGTAATTCTAAGTTCTGATTCTAAAGCTCCTTTTTTAAAAATTTTATAATCATTTTTTATAGGTTGTCTTCTAGCTGCTAAATCTCCTAAGTCCATTCCGTTTATAGCACGTGTCTGGCTTACTCCGTATCTAGTAGTAATTACTTTTTGTATATTGCTTGGATAAAGAGTAGGTTCATATATAACTACTGGGTCATCAAAATTTTTTATTAATTGTCTTGCTACTCCATTCATATCAAGATATATATCAGTTATTTGATTTGAGTTAGTTACATCATAGTAATATCTAAAGGCTTGTATGTCATCAGCTCCTAAAGATTTATTTCTTAATGCTCTGGATATAATAGTCCTCATTTGTTGTGGGTTGCTTTCTAGTAGTTCGTTGAAATCAAATACAGATTTTATGTTTGGGTATCTAGGGTCATCAATAACATTATTGATTATACTTGCTGTGTATTCTCTTATAATTGGTAATTTAACAGAGTTTATCTCCAAGTTATCTGGAACTATATTATATAAGCTACCAGTCTTACCAAGGCTTTCATTGAATGGCATCATATTTTGAATTGTAGCTCTTGTTATATCTGGGTCTATCTGTCCAGTATATCCAAAGGAACTCCTTATATTCCTTATAACGTCTATTTCTGAATTTTTAATAGAATTTAATATTCTTCTGCTACCTACTCCAATTCCAGCAAAACCAACACTAGCAACACCACCAGTACCAGCCGCAAAGAAAAGTTCTTCAAGTGTAGGTAATCTATCTTCTGTGCTATAAATATCATAAGATTCTTGAAGTGTATTCTCTACTGCTCCAGCTCCTGCTATAACTCCAATTCTTGCTAATTTAGAAACGGGGTTAATTACATTCAATATTCCAGCACTCAACATATTTGTAGTTGCATTTACTGCGAATTGGTTAGCGTCTGTTAGAACTCTTATTCCCTCTGCTCCAAGTGTTGCTAAAGTTCTTTTAGTTAAATTTGGGTCAGAACCTAACATTCTTCTCATTCTGTCAAGACTAGCTTTAGAAACTTTTTTATAGTCTTCAACATACATTTCTAAGTCTTGTATATCTTTTTCTAATTCTTTATCTTTATAAGTTCTAGCTAATTTTTTCTCCTCTGCTAACACAACCTCATTAGCAAATCTATTAAAGTTGTTCTTTATTTGTGTTCCTAACTCTTTAAAAACTTTTCCTTGGTCTATATCATATTTACTTTTACCTTTTGTTATTTCAAATCTATCAGCTATTTCTTTATTGTCTTGATAATATTTATTTATGTCTACTATATTAGCCTCCCCATTTTTAGCTAAATACAGTGCCTTATTCATTTCAGTCATTTATACCACCTAGTTTTAAAATAATTGGTTTACCATCTTTGTCTTGAGCAACCATTCCGCCATACATAAATACTGCAACGTTTGCTCCAGGCTTGCTTGAAACTCTTAATTCTTTTTTTCTGATATTGGTTCCGTTGATGTAAAACTCGTTATCAGCTACAAATGTATTTATTCCTTTTGCTATTTCATCAGCATTAGCGTTTTCATCAGTTAAAATCATTCCATATTTACCAGTATCAACAGTTTTATAATTTATTATTTTAGGAATAATACTTGCCATTTTTCTATCAACATTTTTTCTAACATCATCATTTTCATTGTAAAAAGCTTGTAATACTTTGGTTTTTTGTTCTTTATTCAACGAATCTAAGGTTACATCAAAAACTTCTAAGTCTGCTTTTTTAGCTAAGTCTTTAGTAAGTATGCCACCAGTTTGTCTAAATAATTCAACTTTTATGCTATCACTATACATTTTTTCAAAATCTTCTATAAATCTATTAGAGGCTTTATCTCCTGCTAAAGAGGCAGCGTTTAAAGCTTCTAGTGTAGCCCCTGCTGCTGGAGTAGTAGATTCTTTAACATAATAAGAATTTAATACATTTTCATATGCTAAAGCTACTTCTGATGATATATTAAATTTTTCTATTCCATCAAAATTAGCAACTTCTATTCCTTTGAAACTTTCTATTGTTTGTCTGTTTGTAGAATCATATAAGTCATTATAAAGAGATTGTACTTCTGGTTGAGAAAAATATGCTCTTGTAAGCATGCTTCCACCAGCAATATTTTTATTGGTGCTATCTAAATAATCTTCTGATATTTCTTTACTACCATAAGAACCTGTATTTTTAACCATTGCTTCTGCTCTATCATTCATTATTGAGGCACCATTTAAAGTGGTATTATCATAAATATGGTCTGTGTTATCAAATCCCTTTTCTTGCCACCCCATATCCAAACCTAACATATTAGCTTCCTCTACTGAAGATACATTTGTGCCATTAATTTCATTTATTATTTGGAGTTGCACACTTTCTGGTATAGGATAATCTTTAGGAAGTTTACTTTTCTTTATATAGTATTCTCTAGGCTTAGTTTTTCTTTTCATATCATCTTCTATTTGTTCAGCTAAAGTCATTTCTCCAGCCATTTTTTTTCTGTTTTCTATTCTATTTATTGAAGATGATATTGTGCTTTTAAATTTTTTGTATTCATCAATACCAAGTCTTACTTCTCCAAATTCACTAGAAAATTGTAAATCTTTATAATGATATATAAATTCCTCTGGTGTCCACTTATCCATTTGAATTAATAGTTCTTCTCCACCAGGCATATTTTCATATGACATAATATTACTTTCTATAAGAGTTGGAATCTGTTCTCCTAGTGTTTCTATTGCTTTAGCTTTGGTTATAAATTCAGCGTCAATCATTTTTTCTAAATCATCAACTAAAGAGTAGAAATTATTAATTCCTCCTGTATAATCTCCATTTAAAAATCTTGTATTTAAATTTTCTTTTTTTTGAGCTAGAATAAATTCTGCTTCATCTTTTTGAATTTTCTCATTATAGTCATTATATTCAACTAAATAATTTACATTTGATTTTTCAAGCTCTCCTGTTACCATAGAACTATATTTTTCTAATATAGAATCATCTATTCCTAATTCCTTTCCATCTTTTTTAAATTGCTCTATATTAGCTTTTATTTCACTCTCTAAAGAGTTATAAGAATCAAAATTATGGAATAATTTTTTATTTATTTTTCCCTGGTTATCTCTATCTAATATCATTTTAGACATAGAGGCAGCAAATTGCTGCCCGAATGTTTCTGCTTGTATTAAGTCTTGTTTTTGTTTTTTCTGGAAAAGTTCCTCAAGTTTACTAGCTGCATTTCTCTCTACTCCAAAATCTGCAGCTATATTTAATTGTGGTAGTGCTCTACCAGTTGGTCTATTTATTTTTAAAGGTTGTATTAGTGTTCCTGCCATTATTTACCACCCCATAAACTTCCTATCATACTTCCATATCCTCCACCTTGAATACCTTTATTTTTATTTATACTTGTTATTTCGTCCATTTTTTTCATATGTGTGTAGTCCATAAAGGCATTAGCTACACTTAACCCTGCACTCAATCCAAGTTGCTTATAAGTTGCTCCTAAATTATAATTATTTTGAGCTTTGGTTAATTTAAGTCCTCCTTGTATATCCGTTAGTGCTTCACTCTGTCCTGTCTTAGCTTCTAGGAATGATTTTTCATGTGCTACCATTCCTTTGCTAAATAATGTGCTAGCCGTATCTATTCCAGCATTAGCAAAAGCTGCTTTTTGAGATTTCATTCTAGTAGTCATCTCTTCCATAGCTGATGTATAGCTCCTCATAGTATTGGTAGTTTCTTTAGCTGCATTTACTTCTGCTGTTAAATTATTTAATTTTGTTTGATTCTTTGCTCTTCCAGCGTCTGCCACTGAACCGAATAGACTTAGTCCAGTGTTTGCTAATTGCATTATCATTAATGGATTCATATTCTCACACTCCTCTTATCCTATTTCTGCAAATATTCCTACTATTTCAATTTTCTCATTATTGAGTTGCTCTATAACTAATTCCTCTTTTCCAATGTTGGCCATGTCTATGTAGTGAATTTTTTCATAAAAATTATCTGTATTTTCTCCAAAGCCTACTGTTTTAGTTTGATTATTTATTTTTAAGTTATAATTTCCATAACACAAAATTTTGCAATTTTTAAATCTTGCTTTCATTAAAAATTCTGGAATTGGCATTTGGTAGTTTTGTGACATAGTTGTTTTTGGTAGTTTTAACTTTAAAGGCTCTACTTCTGTTTCCGAATAAGTATATATATCTATATTTTCATTATTAACATTGAAGATATAGAGTTTATCATCTATATTAAGATATTCATTTATTCCAGGTAATTTAGGTACTCTAGTCCAACATAATATATTTTCTGAATAATTGTAGCTTAATGCTCTTCCACCACTTACTGTATCTACTCCTATAATGTTGTTTTTACCTAATTTATGAAAGTAAATATCATTAATGTTATCCATTAAGTGTCCAGAATATAGTGTTACTTCTTGCACTACATAGGCACTATCTGCCCCTACGTCTTGTATTTGATAGATTCTATTCGAACTATCAACATAGTATATTGCGTCGTCTGCCTCTGTCCAATACCCAAGCCCTTTAGGTCTTGGTAGTTTTTGGTCGTACAGTGCTGATGTTTCAGTAGTTAGTCCCTCATTTAATTGTGTAGAATAAATTCCTCTATCTGTTATTACTATCAAGGATTTATAAGCTATAAACTCTTTAACAGTATTAACTTCATTACCAGTAACAAAGGTAGTAAATCCATCATTATCATCTGTTGATTGTCTAAAGTTAGTAGAGTCATATACCCTACTTGACACTATAGCTGATGGGTTCCCTGCAACATTTCCGAAGATTACTCTACCTTTATACTCTGCCACTACTGCTGGATAACCTCCATTGAATAGAGATTCAGAGAAAGTTATATCCAGGATATTTATTTTTCTTTCAGCCTCTGGAGTTGATGAGGTAGGAATATCTATTCCAGTTGCTGGTGCTGTAACTTGTGTAGTGGTTATCTTTTGTTTCCCATCTCTTCCCTCTATTTTATTAATTCTAAACTCTCCAGCCATATAGGAAATAGTTCCCTCTTTTAATTTGTCCAGGAATGTAGGTTTAAATACAGGACTTGAGATAGTAGATTCAAAGACAACACTTGCTCCAGATTGATACCATTGAAATACTTGTTTTTCTTCATCTGTATATTGATATTGAGTTTCCACTCTTTTTACTGGAGGATTTACTATATTTTCCCAATACTCTACTACATCAAACTCTTGACTATCTTCTGTAACTCTTATCATCTCTGGTTTTTTATTAGCTACACAAGTTATAACACTGTTTTGGAATTGTGCTATACTTAGATTCTCGATCTCTTCATCTGTATAATTTACTTCTATTTCCTTTATAACTTCAAAGTTATCTTCTCTTAATATAATTACTTTTAATTCAGTAAATAAAAAAAGATACCCACTAAGCGAGGTATCTTTCTTTTGAATTTTATATTTAAAAATCTTGAAAGCATTTATAATAGTTTTGGTTGTAACTGCTAGAATAGTAGCAACTTTTTTTAATGCTGGGAAATTAGTTATTCCTGCTGAAGAGGTTATAAGTCCATTTTCTAAATAGGCTAATCCTCTGTTTGGTATATCTGTATCTACCCTAAAACATAGTGGTGGGTCTATCTCCCCTAAAGAGAACCTCCCCTTTTTTTCATAATATTTCATTGTTGCCTCCTATCTTAAATCCTCTATATTAATTATTGGAGGATTGTCATGTATAAATTTATTTTGCTCTGCTAAGAAGAGTTCATACAATCTACTTAATTCTCCAGCTTTAGAAAGTGGAGCTGCCATCATAATGGCTAAAGATATACTAGCAAGTCTTGTATATTTCTCATCTATTTCTTCTGGGTCTATATTTTTCAAATATTTAAATAAAAAATTATTTTTTGAACTGATTAATTTATCCCTATAAGCCTCCACACCACTTGTTAATGATTTAATATACCCATCTGGTTTTAAGTAAATTATCTTCCCAAGCATATTTTGTACATCAGCTTTTCTTAGTACCACTTCATCTATATTAATTCCATAATTTTCATTTTGTAACATATCATTTATCATCATCATATAATAGTTATCTCCAACCTTATAAGCTGATGATGTTTCCTGGTCTGCCTCATCATAAGGAAAGCCAAGTTCTAACATAGCTGCTCTAATTACTTTGTGTTTTTCCAATTATCCTGTTACCTCCTTCTATAAATTTTTTCATTACTTTTAGTTGCTCTGGAGTATTTGCTAATTCAACTCCAATTTTTCCTACAACTAAAAAGAAAGTTCTTGCTTTGATATATTTGTTTTTTAATAAAAATCTCATAAATTTAAAAAATATTATAAATAATTTACCTTTCATTTTCTTGTGCCTCCTCTAGTATAATATTTTTCTTATACTTGTAATATGTATTCTTAGTTATCCCTAGCAGTGTAAAGACTTCTATATCTTTAAGATTTCCTCCAAAATCTTTAGCTAGTTTTTTAATTTTCTCTCTCATCTCCTTTTCTTTCTTGGTAGTATAAGTATCTCCTTGTTTTCTACCTAATACAGTTCCTTTAGCTTTGGTAACTCTTAGTCCCTCTTTTGTTCTTTCTCTAAGGTCTAATACTTCCTTTTCAGCCTGGTCAAATGCTATTTTAATTTGTTCTTGAGCTAATATCTTCAATACTTCATTGGTTGCGTCTATGTATATATCAGCTATTTTATTTCCTGTTGAATCTATTTTGTTTTCTAAAGCCTTTTTATAAAGGGCTGTGTTAATATATCCCTCTTTTAAAAATATAAGTTCAATATCTCTTTCTACAAAATTAAAATATTCTTTTATTCCCTCTTCTGCATTTCTACTCATTCTACTAACAGAATCAAATACAATTGTATCTCCAGGTTTAACTATTTTTTTTAGTTTACTCCATTCTTTCCTATCTGTTGTAGTTCCTGTGTATGCTTCTTGAAATACTTTAGCAGTTGGATATATCTTTATGATATTTTCCACCTGTCTTAAAATATTTTGTTTTTTTGTAGATACTCTGCAATAACCATATATCATCTTTTATCTCTCCTTTTAGTATTTATTCTGTCGTTCGTTTCACTTAATACCATAATTATACTATTTTTAGAGATAAAAAACAATGTACTTTTAATACTTTTTTTAATAGGTTTGTTTTGATACTTTTTTGTGTTTTCTACTTTTTATATTAGTGGTTAAAACTATAAGTAAAAATTGTTTAGGTACAAAGTCACAATCTTTGTATTTTTTACACCTACAATATCTAACTTTACTTATAACACTTACTATTTTTTTACCTCTCGGTAAAACTTTATATTTTACTTTGCTATGGTGCTTAGTTTTTTTCTTTTTGTTCCAGGTTTTCATTTGTTGCCTCCACAAAGATAACACATTCGTTATCTTTTCTTTTGTAGTTGTAACATTCTGGAATGAATCCAGCCGTTTCTAAAGCGACACAATAATTTTAAGGTTTTTGAATATACAGCCAGAGCAATCCCCTCTTGATGACTTTAAAACTAATATTTTCTTATTCCCAAAAGTAAATTCTTTTCCAATTTCAAGATTTTTAAATTCTTCATCTGTCATTTCCTCTACTCCATTCATCATCAATTCTTTTTAAATTTCTTTCTCTCTTGCTTATAAAGGCTTTTATAATCTGGTCTTTATAAAACCCTTTTTCTCTATACATTGAAATTAGAGTCATCAATATATTTATTAAACCAGGAAAAACATATTGAGAATTTGGAAATACTATACTTTTTATTAATTCAACTTCATTATCACTGCATAAAAAATCATCTGCTTTCCAAAGTTTATTCCAAGTTTGTTCTAATGATTCTATTGCATATTTTTCTGGTTCGTAATAATTTACTAATTGCAAATAGAAAAATAATATATCTACTGCCTCTATTAACATTTTTTCTCTATCAAAATCTTCTTTTAACTTCCAAGTTTTATGAGTATCTCTAGTTTGCTCGTTAAACTCTATTATTTCAGCTATCATAGATAATAATATATCATCTCTGTATCTGTGTCTTGGTATAAATCCATTAGGTCTAGGCTTGCTTGCTTCCTCATCAAATTTTGCTTGAAGTTCTAGCAAGTCTTTAAATTTTATCTCTTTTTCTTCCATTCCTCATCTTCTCCCATATTATAAAATCTTACCTTTGTTTCTCTTTTTGGTGCTGATGTAGTCAATCCTTCGTAATATCTTCTGTTTTTTTCTAAGTTTTTAGCTATCAACTCATCACACATTTTAGAAATTTTTTTAATTCTTTCTATTTCTTGTATTTTTTCTAAAACAATAGGTGTAACTCCCCAAGGACATTGTTTTCTTTCCATTTATCCCCCTTTTATACCTCAAGGTATAATTTTAACTTTTGAGTATTTATCTGCCTCTTTCCAAAACCTTTCCATTTTTCTTTTTTGCAATATAGAACTTATAGTTCTACCTAATTTTAAACTAATATCTTTTAAATCATTTCTATAATCTAGTGCATACTCTAAGTCTTTACTTGTCCAAGGTTTGTTATGATTAAAATGATATTTAGGGTTGTAATTGATTAAATCTTTATTTTTTACCTTTTCCAACTCTACCCCCTTATCTTTTGTAATACATCAATTACTATTACTGCTACTACTAACATTAATATAATTTTAGGTCTTGTCATTTCATCTCCTTGTTTTTGACTTTGATTCTTTTTATATTCCTATCCATTTTTCTTTTATACTCTTCTTCTAGCTCTTCATCATCAAAGTTATAAATTTCTTTTAAAAGTTGGAGGCAGATATAAACGTCTGCCATCTCTTCTTTTATCTCTTCTCTCCTATCAAAACCTCTTAAATCCTTACAGATTTCTTTTTGCAACTCTGATAATTCCTCTACTGCTATCATTTTGTTGACGTCAACACTTTGGTTTTCTAATAAGAGTTTTATATCTGGATTTTCTATTAAAATATTTTTATTTAATTTTTTGTTTTCTAATTCTATTTCTTTTTTGGTAGCAAATCCAATATGAGAACTTTTTTTATTTTTCCATAAAAAATTAAATTTTTGTAACTTGAAAAATGTTTCTTCTTTTTCAATAAACCATTTATCAAAAATTAAAGTATATCTTCCAATTCTTACAACAGTTTGTTGAAAATATGGTATATCATCAATTGAAAAATTTTCTGTATAATGTTCAAGAAGATATTTAAAAGCTTTTTCATTTTTTAACACAAAATCCATGTGATTTATTTTTGTTTCTTTCTCAAAATCTTTTCTTATTTCCTCTTCCATTTCCTCTTTAGTTTTTTTACTATCTATAGACAAATCCAATATTGAACCTGGAATAATATTAAAGCCTCTAAGCATTTTTACCCCTCCTAGAAAGGAAACTCTCCATCATCTTCTATTATTTTTCCATATTTTTGACTGTATTTTCTCCAAGTAATTGGTTCTTCTATGGTGTCCTTTATCTCTTTAGCTGTTCTCTTACTCTTAATTTCCACAAACGATTGAACTCTTCTTTCTGTTCTTCCGTCTACATTATGTTTACACTCAACTATAATACCTATTCCTTTTCCCTCAAGTTCTTCTATAACAAACTTTTCTCCTCTAACTACTGGACTTAATTCTGGTTTATTCTTAGTTAAATACATAAGATGTGCTATGTGTCTTAAATTAAATGCTATATCTTTTCCATCTTTAGCTTTAAAGAAAAGACTTAAAGGTAATATATCCTCATTTACCTTTATTGTAAGATTTAATGCTACTGCCTTGCTATCTCCTGCCTCAAATAATTCTGCTTTTGTTATAACTCCTGTATAACAACCACTCTCTTCAATTATTACGCTATCTGCCTGTTCATTTAAATATTTTTCATCTAATGTCATATTATGCCTCCTGTTCCCATTTATCTTTTTGAAATTTTTTATTAAATATTTTAGGTGGATTTACAAACCACTCTACACTGTCAAAGCCTGTATAGATATAGTTGTTAGGTTCTACTTTCTCATAATCTATCATTATACAGTCCTCAACTTTTCTAACTTGATGGTCTGATAATACCTCTGCTACTTCCTTATGGTTTTTACCATTAAAAAATACTGCTTTTACTCTGAAATTACTTTCAATATTTCTATATATCATTCCACTCATTATTTCTTTTCTCCTTTTTTATCTTTATCAAATGGTAACTGTTCTTTTTTTATAGCTTCCTCTATCTCTTCTGGGCTTAGTCCTGCTTCAAATTTTTCAAGGAATTTATCATAATCTACATTTTTATATTTTCCTTGAGATTTTTCACTATCAAAATATACTTGTAATGCTTGTTTCTTAGATAGTTTTATAGATATTTCTAAATCTCCATCTTTGTATTTTAAGATAACATTAGCATTACTTACTTGATGTCCAGAAGGAACTAACTTAGTTGTAGGTTTATATTTTTTTCTAAATGATGTATCTACAACCTCCATAACTTTAATATCTACCATTCTTCATCAACTCCTTTTAAAGCTCTTCTAGCTTTTTCTGTTTTATTTTTCTTTATCTTTTTTAATAAGTTTTCAATACTAATTTCTTTCCAGCTCTCTGCTCCTCTTTCTAGTATTTTTATAGGATTTTTAGCTTTAGGTTTCATTCTAAAAAAATATCTAGCTGCCTCATACATAGTTATGAACGATTCCTTAAATTCCATTCTTTTATACTCTTCTCCATTTATAACTACTATTTCTTTGATTGATTCTACTATGTAGTTATAGCTTTCTAAATTTATCATTGTTACCCCCTTTTTTGCTTATAATCTAATTAAAACATTCAAGTCTTTAAATGTTTTAACTAGAGCATAAGCTCTAGCTTTATGTGTGTTGTAAGTTATTTTAAGAAAGTTTTATTTTTTATGTGCCATTCCTAAAGCAAATCCAAGTCCATACCATATTTGATTTTTAACTCTTTCTAATAGAATTTCAGCTCCTATTTCCTCTGAATAGTTTTTATCATCTACACTAGAAGTTGATTCTATTCCAGTAAATCCATTAGCTAGTTTATATTCCATTACAGTAGTTTTCTTACCAAACATAATTTTAGTGTAGATATTTTTCTCTACTATGAAGTCATCTACTAATTTTTCTGGAATTTTATTATTCTCTATTTCATATGCTTGCTCTAAAAATTTATCTTTAGGACACATAGAAACATATCCATCTTCATAGAATACTTTGAATACTCTTTCATCTCCATCTTCATTAGCTGGTAACTCCCAACCTCTGCTTTGACAATATTCTTTCCTACTCATTTCCTCTACTTCTACAACCTTAGTTGTTAGAAATTGCTTTTTCATTCCTACTACCTCCTACCAATTCCTACTTATTTTTTATCTTATAATCTCTTTTACATTTTCTATATCCCCATACAAAACCACCAGCTATTGCAATGACTGCTCCAAATAATTCAATTATTAATCTACTCATATTTTCCTCCTATAAATCTACTTCTATTTTTTTTAATTGCTTTTCTAAAACTGCTATCATTTTATCTACAAATTCAGGTGTTTTAATACCTTGATAGTTCCCATTTTCTTTTATTTTTTTGTGATATTCCAACTCTTGCCCCCAAATTTGTTTTAACATTTTTGCATACATTCTACATATTGCCTTTTTAGTTAGATCATCTATGTCTTTTCTTTCTTTATTTTCTTGGTATAAATTATCCCATTCAGTTACAAAATACCCCTCCATTCCTGAGTCTAATTCTAATATAAATACATTTAAGCCTTTTATCTTTTCCATATTTTCCTCCTTATAAAAAATAGAGGGAAAATGCAGTATCCCTCTATTCAGTTGTAATGGTTAAATTAAATTGTTGCTTCCTGTCTATTCTGATTTTTTAGCTGCTTTTGTAGTAGTTGTTGCTGGTGCTTCTTGTGTTTCAGTAACTGCTGCTTGTTTGTTAGCTGCTCTTAATCTTTCTAGTTCTAACTCTTTTTCTACTCTCTCCATTCTCATTTTTTCAATCTCTTTTTCCTGCTCTAGTTGTTCATTATTTGCTAACGACATTGTATTCATAGCCATAGCAGATACTGGTTCTACTGAGGCTGCAGCTGCTCCTGTTGTTCTCTTATACTTGAAAAAGAATACTCCCTCTGGATTTAATAATTCTGTTGAGTTATACACTTCAACATCTAATAAGTATGATTTTTTATCAGCTATATAGTTAGCTTCTGGTGTTACTGATACATCTTTGTTATCTTGTCCAAAACTTCTTTCAACCATAACTACAAAATATCCTACTCCTTCACTACCTGTTGGATATAAAGTTTTGTCAAATTGGAATAAGCTTTCTACATGTCCACCCATCAACATAGATAATGGTTTTCCTGTTTTTCTTGTTTCTCCCTCTCCAAAATCTTTACTTGAGAATCTTTCAGCATTTGCAAGCTCTGTATTTCCTTCTACACCAGACACTATAGCTATTCTCAATCCTTGAGCTTCTGCTGCTTCTTGAGCTTGTAACATCATTTGTCTGAATAGTTTTATATTTTCTGGAGTATCAAACTCTTTTGTTTCATCTCCGTAAAATTGACTTTCTGGAATAGTTAAATCAAATGTTTTGTTGTTATTGTCATAAACTGTTCTTTTCTTATTTGTTATACAATCTTTGAAAAGTTCAGCTATTCTTTTAGCACATTTTCCACGAGTTGCAGCTATTTGTGCATCTATTATTACCGATTTTTCATCTAGTTGAGAACGGTCGAAATCTCTTCTCTTAACATATACAGGACATTCCATTCCTGTTGGATATACTCTAATACTTTGTAAGAAAGTTCCTGTATCTTGTCCTTTAACCTCTCCTGGTGTATAATTAGGTCCAGACATAGCTTGCTTATCATCTATATCTCTAGCCTCTAATCTTCCAGATACATAGAATAAAGAATAAGCCTCTTTTGTTGAAGCTGATTTTTCAAACCAACCCTCAAGTGGCATTTTGTTTGTTGTATTTAAGGCTCTTTTTACACTATTTACATATTTAGCCTGTTCTCCTGCTGAAAGGTTTACGTTTCCGTATTCATATCCTCCAGCTCCAGCAAATAGCTGGATATTTAATCCTGTGCTTCCTAATAAAGTTTTTTCATTTCTCAAGTATTCCTCCTTAAAATCTTATTTTATAAAATCCCAATAAAATGGGTCATCTTGCTTTTTAGCTTGTGCATATTCTTTTAATTTATTCATTAAACCTTTATCATTTGTATCTAAAGATTGATTATAAGCCTCAATGAATCCATCATGTGTATAATCTGTTGAAAGCTGTGTTTTTCCAACTCCTACTACACTTCCTGTACTTCCTGCTTTCATTTCCATGTATTCCTTTAGGATTTGAGCTCCTATTGCATTTTCTGCCATAGCTCTATATACTATCTGTCTATCTGTGTCTTTCTCTGCTCCTATGAAGTTATTTATTGCTTCCATACTTGCATTAAGTTCTGGAGTGAAAGCTGCTTTTTGTTCTGCTAGATAAGCTTTTCTATCATCTAGTCTTGATTTAATGTACTCTGGAGTGTAACCTTTTTCTTGAGCCTCTGTGATATATGGTGCTATATCTCCAATCTCTTGATAATCTTCTGCTTTTATTCCTTCCCAAGTTAATGGATCTGCTTTAGGTTCTGTCCCTGCTCCATTATCTCCACTTGGTTGTGGTGGTTCTCCCCCAGCTCCTGTATTTACTGTTGGCTCTGGATTTGGTGTAGGTTCTCCTCCTGTATCTCCTCCCTCTGCTCCTCCAAATAATTGGATATTAAATTTAAATCTTTCTTTATCAGTCATTTTCTTCTTTTGCCTCCTTTGTAAATATCTCAATATATAAACTATTTGCTCCTGTTATCTCCTTTACTTTACCTGTTGTATCAACTCCTTTTTCATTCATGATAGAAACTCTATTGAGTTCGAGCATTAAGTATAGTTCGATTAGTCTTTTTAAAGCTCCATCATCTCTATATCTTCTCTTTAACTCTTCGTACTCTTTTCTCTCTACTGTCATTGCTCTATCATTCCCCCTTGTTGTTGTGCAGCTATCATAGCATTCATTTCCTCAACTTGCTTTTCTGTTTCCTCTCCAGATTTCCACTCTTTGTTATTGATTCTAAACCTTTTTTGTTGAGCATTTATGTATTCTGCTTGGTTCATATTAGCTGCTGCAACTTGAGGTCCCAGAGTGCTTGCTATATTTTGGAAATACAACATATTTCTTTCAAGGTCATCTTGGTCTTGTGCTATTGTTAGTGCATTGTAGAATCTTATCTTTAATCTTGGATTTTCCTGTAAAGCTTTAATTTTAGATATATCTATAATGCTAATCTTTTGTAGACATTGGAAAACTTTTATAACTATCTCTCTTAAAAGTTCCCTTTGCATTAGTGCATATGTTGGCTCTATTTGCTTAGCGAACTCTGTTGTTACTAGCTGTGTTGTTGTAGCAGTAACATTCTTTAGCTGGTCTAAGTTTTGAGCCGTTTCAAATATGTTGATGTAGAATATATCTCTTAAAAGTTCCTTGTACATATCCAGGTTAAAGAACTCCATGTTAGCATTCTCTCCCCTGTTGAAAGGTATTATTTGATTTTGCCCTGGGGATTGTCCCATCATAGATATAGCTCCTGGCTCATCTATTCTTGAGTTCTGAATATATTTAGCTTGCCCATAACCTAAATAGCTTGGTCTAGCCTGTTTCTTAGCAATACGTCTGATGTTAGCTTTAACTTCTTTTAGCCCCTCAATCTCCATTATCGCTTTAACACAAGGTCCTATACCATATGGACTATCTCCAATGCTTTCGTATCTAGCTATTATCCAAGGGTTATAGTCATCAATTCTATAATCTAAAATATCTGTAAACTCATTTGAAGTAGATACTACATAGTGAAACATTTTAGTTTCTTGGTCGTATATTGTACCTTCCCACAACTCAATCTCGTCATCTTGCGACATACTTTGAACTTTTTCAGAGTTATAAGCATTTTCTCCAAAAAGATTAAGAATCTGATGTTTTCTCACTTTACCTGCATTGTAGAATGTATCTCCAGGTTGTTTACCTCTTCTTTTAGTAAGATAAACATTTATATTGGGTACTGGTTGAAATTCCACAGGATTTGCAATTTTACCAGTAAATCTAACTTTGAATACTGCTGTTCCTATTAGATAGTCCATAAGAATTACAGCTTTCTCTGTTTCAAAGTTAGAATTTTCTTGAATCTCATCAAATACTATTTCTGTTATTCGTCTAAAGATAATCTTGTCATCTCTTGATATATCTTCAAACCTTGGTGTTTCTATCCAAGCCCAGATATGATTACTATTAAGTATCATAGCTGATAACTTGTTAGCTAACTTAGTAGCATATGCTAGTCCTGTACTGTCTACACCATTTAAATTAATTTCTCTTGGTAGAAAATGTGTTCTAGCTTTCAAATACCAAGCTAGTATTACATTTCTTTCCTGTTGTGCCTCCTGGAATCTACTACGAAATAGATTTTTAATTCTATCTTCCATAGTATCTCCTTATCCTATTGTCTGGGTACTACTCTTCTTAAGTAGTCCTAGATTACCTTGTCTTAGGCTCTCCTGGAATTGTATTGCGGTGTTTCTTTGCTTGTCTTTTTCTGCTTGCTGCTTTTTAGCCTCTGCCTCTTGTTGCTTTTTTAGTTCCTCTTCCATTCTCTTTTGCTGCTTTTTAGTACCACTAAAGTCAGTAGCTCCAAGCGTAATGGTATCAACAAGTCCTCCTAATACATTTCCACCACCACCAAACAATTGGATATTTGGTTTAAATTTTATATTATCTCTCCTCCTTTTCCCATGCTTCTACATCATAGAATTTATCAAGGATTTTTCTTGCTTTTCTAAAAGTCCCAACTTTTCTAAAGTTATATCTTTTAAAAAACTTCATAGCCAGTTTATATGCTGGACTTTCTGGAACTATATTTAATTCTATTTTTTTATAAAGTTTATCAAGCATACTACAAAATTTAACGAAATCATCTAAGAACTCTTTTCTCTCTGCGAGGTTATCTCCTAGAAAAATAAAGTCTAGTGATATTATTTTGTCATGTGGTATGTTATAGATACAGCCCATATAACCTACTATGTGTCCATCATGGATAGATAACATCATTAGTTCATCTAGCCCTTTTATATTTAGGTCATCTAATGAACCTGTGAAAAACTTATACTTTTCAGTGTTTGCTTGTTGCTCCTCTTCTAGTATTTCTTTTAGCACTAGAAAAGCTTTATCTTCTCTTGATACTCCCTCAAGCATTTACACAACCCCCTCAACTTGTAAGAATTTCTTAGTCTTGTCATCTCTTTGCTCTTGCTTGTCCTCTGTCTTTTCTCCCAGCTCCAATGAAACCTCAATGTTATTAGTTCCACCTTGCTTGTCCCAGCCTGCCAGAGTTTCTATTCTTTGCGACAGTTGAACTGCTGCTTTAAAATCTACAAATTTACCTGTTTTTTCTAGTAGTCCTTTGTCTGTAAGTCTTATAATCTTTGTATCTTCTAGTCCTGCTGCCTGTTCAAATAGCCCTTGCATTATTGCTAAGTGTCCCATTTTATCTCTTCCAAGCATAAAGTCCACCATTTCCAAGTGTTCCTCTATTTGCTTGTTGATCTTCTTACTACTCATTAGCTTGTGCATTAGCTTTAGGTCGAATGGGATTCCAGCAGCTTGCATGGCTTTCATTCCATTTTTACAAACTAGAAATGATGATATGAACTTCTCTTCTTGCTCTTTGGTTATTCCTGCCATTCTAACTCTGCCCCCTCTTCTCCTAGTCTTATTTTTATACTAACTTTAGCTATTTTTTTGAGTAGTTTTTCCAATCTTTCAAAGTTCTTGGAATAAGACTTTTTAATCTCTCCAAGTTTTTCTAACTCTTCCAGCTTTTCAATAACTTTCTTTTTCTGGTATTGAATAGCTCTTTTTTTAATACTCATATTATTTTCAGTCATTACAACATCAAGTAATCTAATATCAAATATTAAATACTCTTTCATTATTAGTCTTTCTGCTAGCCCCTTAGTTCCTGGAGCAACTATCTTTTTCAATTCTTTGATATCATAGTTTAACTCTTTGACTATCTGCTCTGTAAGTATTGCTCCTATTGTTTTTCTAAGTGCTGCAGCTAGATTATCTTTAGTTATTCCACCTAGATGATTTAAATTATAGGTCTTGAGGTGTGGAGGTCTTAGCGTCAACTCTCCTCTTAATGCTTGTCTTTTCTTTGCTACCTCTTTTCCTGTATCTTCCATCTCTTTTCTTTTGGAATAGATTTTAAAATAGCTAGTTGTTTCTCTGGACTTTTTCCCTCTCTCTTTGAAGTCTACTCCATCAAGTTCCAATCTTTTTTTATTGTCTGTATCAAAATACATTCTTGAAGTTGGAAAGATATTTTTATATGCTCTATAGATTAAATTTAGAACTTGATAATAATTTCTGATGTTCTCAACTTCTAATTGGTTTGATAAGTCCAGACTAACTACTCTAATATCTTCTCCTTTTACAAGTTCCCCTGTTATGCTTCTAAGTATTAAGATTAATTCTTGATGTACTTGAGCAATAACTTTTTGATTTGTTACTAGCTTGTAATTGTCATTGTTATCATATCTGGAATAACTGAAAGAGATTAATATATTTTTTTTCTCATCAATGCTGATGTAGTTTAACCAGTTATATTTTTTTAATCTGGTGTTTTTAAATATTATTTTTTTATTTTCATTTCGTGCCTCTTCTTCCAGTAGTATGCTAGTTGATTGAATTATGAAGTCTAGTTCATTCAACTTGGCTGGATAACTTATACTTGCAGTATCTACAATCCAACCCACCCCCTTATTAATTTTCTAAAAGATAGCTTTAATAATTTAAAACTATCTCTAAGAAAATCAGGTATATTTTATTTTTTATAGTTAAACCCTTGCAGGATATACAAGGGAGCTTTATTATATATTTAGCTGAGTTTCAATTTTCTAAAACATAGAATTTATGCTAGTTTCAGAAGATTTTTTCTTACTTTTATACCCTCAAAAACGCAATTTTTTTTGCGTTTTTTGGGTAAAAAAATATTTATTAGTATGTTTTAAAATTCTATATCTCTTATTTTTCTTTCATAGAACATCATTAACATATGTTCTTTGACTTCGTTTCTCAAGTCCATTTTGTCTAGCTCTTCTTTAAAATACTTCAATGTCTCAACGAGTTCTTTTGTTTCTTCCATTCCTGCACCTCCTTTCGTTAGAAAAATGTTATTTAACTAAATCAGCAACTGAAACATCAAGAGCATTTGCTAGTTCAAATAAAGTTGATGTTGTTATCCCGTCGCCTTTTTCTAATTTTTTTAGTCTATTATGCACATTCTGGGGAGTAGTCCCAGTTTTTCTAGCTAATTCACTAGAATTTATTTTTTTCACTTCCATTTCTTTTAAAATATTTTTATAAATTATTAAATTAAAATATTTAATTCCGTTCATTATATACCCTATTTTTATTTTTTTATATATATTTTTAAACCATTTTAATTATATTAATAACTTAAAAATTTAATAAAGTCAATATTTATTTTTTATATAAAAATAAAAAAGTTATAAAAACATTCTATTTTTCTAGCTTTTCAAAAGATAAAAAATATATAAAAAAGAGGAGAAAAAAATTCTCCTCTTGTTTATTCTTGTGATAATTATTTTATTTCTTTATTTTTTAAATAATTTCTAATTTTAAAATCATTGTTTCTTCTTTAGGGTCTAATATTACACAAATTGTTAATTTATAAGTTTTTAAATAATCATATTTTTCTAATTTGGTTATATCAGTTATGATATACTCTTCTCTTAAAGTTTCATCTTTCACATACATTCCTGTTTTTTTGATAGTAAAATCTTTGAATTCTTTTTCTAATTCTATATTCAATCCTGCAAATAATGAAGCATAATAAAATTGTGCCAAACCTTTATTGTTTATATTTTTATGATTAAATTCTGGGGTTTTATATCTTGCAATTTTAAAATAAACAATATTATTTTTATCAATAAAGTTATTAATCATATTTTCTATTTTTGAGCTTTTATTTCTCAAAAATAAATCAAGAAATTTGTTAAACTTTTCTTTTTCCTCTTCAAATAAATTTTCAAAAATGATTTTATCTACCTCTTCTGTTTCATTAAATCTAGATATTATCGAGGTTTCCCCTGTAGTTTCACTAGGTATTTTTATTTCATAATCATAAACGCCTTTTTTATAATTACTCTTTTTTTCTTTTTCTTTTCTTTCTTGTTCTTCACGTTCTTTTCTTTGTTTATCCCATTTTTCCATTTTTCTTACTTCTATCTGGTCATGAATGAAAGCCCAAACAGAAGCTATTGCCAAAATAAAAATAGCTCCAACAATCGTTTCTCCTACTAAATAAATCAACTCATTTAAACTTCTTATCATATCCCCGCCTTTATATATAACCGTTATTGTTTTAAAAATTTAATAGCATCTAACATATGATTTAATTTTTTATTCTCTTCTTTTAATCTTTTTACCTCTTCTATCATTTCTGGGCTCATTCTATCGAAGTTCCAAGCTTCCCATGCTTCATTAGTTTCTTTCTCATTCAATTTTAAAAACTCTATTATTTTTTGCCAAGTTTCATATTTAGCAGTCTTTTTCCCATTTCTCATATAACTTAAATATACTTGGCTTATTCCTGCATACTCTGCCATATCTTTTAAATTTACATTTTTAGCAACTGAATATTTTTTTAAAAAAATCTCTGTATTAGTCATCATAACACCTCGTTTTTACACTTTTTTATTTATATTATAGCACAAGCTATTAAATTTAGTAAATAACCTAGTTTTTATTTTTAAACTTTTTTATTTAAAAAACTATTGACAAATTAAAAAAAATTCTATATAATTCAATTAAGAAATTAAACTAAAAGGTTTAAAATAATAAACCTTTAAATTTATAGGAGTTGGTAATATGAAAAAATTATTAAATTATTTAGGGTGCAGAAGTAAACAAGACTTAATATATCAATTTAAAAATAGCGATTCCGAAGAGATAGCAGAGTTGAGAATGGCTTTTGAATTAATAGCAGAGGATAGAGTAATGGATGATGAAATAAGATTAAAAGATAAGAAAAGTTTACTTGATTTTCTTAAATTCAAAGTAGGTTTTAAAGAAAGAGAAGAGTTTGTAGTAATTTTCTTAAATAATTACAACGTAATGACAGGATATGAAGTATTATTCACAGGAACAATAGATAAAAGTGCTGTATATCCAAGAGAGATAGCAGAAAGAGTTTTTAAATATAAAGCTAAGGGAGTAATATTTGCACATAATCATCCAAGCGGAAATTTAAGACCAAGTAAGCAAGATATTCAAATAACAGAACATATGCAAGAGTTCCTGGAAATGATAGATGTAAAACTTCTTGAGCATATAATTATCACAAAAGATGGACATTTTAGTTTTTTACAAGAGGGAATAATTTAAGTTTTTATAGGTTCCCCAAGAGCCTTGGGGTACTTATTAAAAACTTAAAAGGGGGCGGTCAATATGACTGATGAGCAAATTAGATTTTTTATAAAAGATTATATTTTACCAGAGATTAGAAAATACAAATCTGAAAGTATAGAAGTATTTTACAAAGAAAAAAATGGTGTCTATACAGTTAGTATAGATGGCAAAGAATTTAAAGATTCTGATATTAAATCTTGCCTAGAAGAAGCAAGAGGATATTTTAAGGGGTGGTTCTAATGTCACAAGATGTAATGTTCTTAAAATATATCAATGAGAAATGGGGAGTTCTTACAGTAAGAAGATTTAAAAAATTTTATATAGTAAATGCTGGAGAGTTCCACGGATATGGTTTAACAGTATCTGAAGCGATAGCAAATTTAGCACTTAATAATCAAGAGGAGGGAAAACTATGTTAGATAAAGAATTATTAGAAGGATTTGAAACAATGCAACAATTACAAGATGATGGACTAATTGATTCTTACAATTATAACTCAAAGACAGGAGATTTTATGGTATTTTCTGGACTTGGTAAAAAAGAAGTTAAGTTCCAGGTGGATATGGATAGTATGATGGAGTTTTTAGAAGAATGGGAAAAAGAAGTTGAAGAAGCTTTTCAGGATAAAAAAAGAGAAGAGCAAGACAGAGAAGCAGCTTACTGGGCAGTCCAAGGGGTTAGATATTAATGATAGCTTGGATAAAACATATATTAAAATTCAAAATTAAATATAGCAAAATGTAGGGGGAATAAAAATGTTAGCAGTAATGATGGAGAATTTAAAAGAAAAATACAGTATTAAAAATTTAGCTTGGGAGATAAAAAACAATATAGTTTTCTTTAGTGGAGAACTTAAAAAAAATATAGTTGCTGGATATGTAGGAGAAAAACCAGTAAGTTATGAGAAAAAATTAGATTTTAATAGCTTTAGGGTAGCAGATGAAAAAGTAGAAAAAGAAATTGATGACTTTTTCCAAATGCTTGAAAATGTTTTTAATAAATAATTTAGTTTTTATAGGTTCCCCAAGAGCCTTGGGGGACTTATTAAAAATTAAATTGGAGGTGGTCTTTATGACTGATGTTAGATTAGAAAGACTTGATAATTACTTTGATGAGGAGCTAGAAGAAGTTAGAGAAGCTGCAGCAGATATGACAGAAAAAGAGCTTAGAGAATTTTTAGAACTTTTAAATATTGAGGAGTGGTTTTAATGGCAAATATAATAAATTTATTAGAGGACAAATTAGCATTAAATGAACTTTGGGAAAATTCCATTGATGAGAACACAGGAGAAATAAAAGAGTGTGAAGCTTTAGAGGCTTTAACAAAAGAAATAGAGCAAGATTTGAGCAGCAAAACAGGTAGAATTATACAGGTATTCCAAAATAATAAAGCACAAATAGAGGTGCTGGACAAGGAAATAAAAAGGCTTGAAGCTAGAAAAAAATCTTTAGAGAATAAAGATAAAAATTTTAAAAACTTTTTAAAATATACTCTTGAAAGAATAGGAGTAAAAAAGATAGATACTATCTTTGGAATAATAGGAATAAAAAATAATCCTGCAAGTGTAGAGCTTATAGACAAAGACAAAATACCTGCAGAATTTAAGACAATAAAATATGTTGAAGATATTTCAAAAACTGAAATTTCAAAAGCTTTAAAGGCTGGGGTAGAAGTTCCAGGAGCAGAACTTAAACAAAGTACAAGTTTATATATAAAATAATTTAGTTTTTATAGGTTCCCCAAGAGTCTTGGGGTACTTATTAAAAATTAAATTGGAGGTGGTCTTTATGACTAAAGAAAAATTTCAAGAAATGTATTTAAAAGATTTAACAGGTATGATAGAAACAGTAGACACAGGAAAAAGAAAGCTATCATATATTAGCTGGGCTAATGCTTACAAAATGGCTATGGAGCAAGACCCATCAATGAGTTATGAAATATTAGAAGATTTAGAGGGGTTTCCTTTATTCTCAAGAGGGGATTGCCACTTTGTAAAAACTACTGTTACTATGTTTGGAGTAACTAAAAAAATGATGTTACCTATCATGGACAATAGACATAATTCTATAAGCAAACCTAACAGTAGAGATATAAACGACAGTATAATGAGATGTCTTGTAAAAAATATAGCAATGTTTGGTATAGGACTATCATTATACACTGGAGAGGATTTGGAAAAGTATAAGGAATCTAAAGAAGATAAAGAGGTTAAGGAAGTTGAAGAGCAAATTACACCAGAAGAGAGGGCTAAATTTATAGAAGTTATAAACAAAAAATACTCTAAAGAGGATATAGACAAGGCTATATACTTAGTTAAGGAAAATGGTAGATTTGAATTTAATATCTACACAGCAAGTAAAAAAGAATTGAACTATTTAAAAGCAACTTTAAGAAGTTTAAAGACTGCATAAAATAAAAATGGCAGGTTTATTCCTGCCACTTTTATTAAAGAATCTTGAATAACATATGACGATTAAAAAAGCATCTTATATGGGGTTAAAAATCTGGATACAGTAGTATAATATACTTTTAGGTATAAGTCAATATCTTTTTAAAATTATAACACTGTGAAATTTTGTCAAAGTAATTTTTAAGTATTTATTTTATTGGTTTTTATAGTGTGAAGTTTTGTCAGTTAAAAACTACAAAATCCAGAATATAACTACATATAATTTTATAATTGTAGTTAATTCTTTTCCCTTTTAGAAGAATCTTTATTCTTTTATTCTTTTATATATTTCGGCACCTTCAAAAGCTAGAAAAAAAGCCACTTTATAAAAAGATAAAGGTACAAAATCCAACTTTCAAAGGTACAAAATCCAGAAAATAAAGGTACAAAATCCAACTTTTAAAGGTACAAAATCCAATTATAGAAGGACAAAATCCAATTATAAAGGTACAAGATATTTTATAATGTACTTTTAACGACATTTATTAGAATGATGTACCTTTATTATAAATTTATATAATAGTTAAAAACTTAGTGTAAATAGGGGTTGAAGAGTATTTTAAAAAGATAAAGGTACAAAATCCAGAAAATAAAGGTACATATATATTGACATTGTACCTTTGATTAAGTTATACTAAAATTAGTGAAATTTTTGGAGGGAATATATGAGTCAAGAAAAATATAATCTAATACATCATAAAGATTTCCATAATCTCCAATTACAAAATTATTCAGTAAAAGAAAGAGCAGTTTTTTTAGCTCTTTGCTTAAAGATTATGGAACAGGAAGATGAAGTTGTAACTTTTAAAGTTTCAGAGATTTCAAAAATTGCAAATTATTCTGCAAGAAAAAAAGGAGATAATATTTATAGTTTTTTAAAAGAATTAAGTGATAAGCTTTTAAAATTACAGGTTATGCAAATAAGAAAAGATGAAGGATTTACAAATATGGTCTTGTTTCCAACCTTTTCAGTAGATGAGAAAGAAAAAACAGTTAGAATAAGAATAAATCCAGACTATAAATATTTGTTAAATCATTTACAAGCTCCTTATACAATTCAAGCTTTGATAGAATATTCTAATTTAAAATCTGGATATTCACAACTAATGTATTCTATTTTGAAAAAGTGGAATAAAATAAAAAAAGTAACTATAACTCTTGAAGATTTTAGAAGAGAATTAGGAGTTCCAGAAAGCTATGATACAGCAGTTATAAATAAAAGAGTATTGCCTCCTATTATGAAAGAGTTACCACAATATTTTGAAGGTTTGAAAGTAAAAAAAATAAAAGATGGTAAATTTATAAGTGGGTTTGAGTTTACCTGGAAAGATAACAAGGTTGATGATGTAGTAGTTGATGAAGAGGAAATAGAGATTTCAGAAGAGTTACTATCAGCTATCGAGAAAGCAGAGAAAAATAGATTTATAAAACCTTTCTTAACTGATGATAATATAATAAAACTTTTAGATAAATTTAGCCAAGAGCAATTAGAAAAAGGATTGAAAGCTGCTTATGATTTAATTAAAACAGAATTTACAAGTCTTAATTATTTGATAAAAGTTATTGAAGATAGATTGAATAAACCTAAAAGAAAAATAGTTATAAGAAGAACTAAGGAAGCAGAAAAAATAAAAGAAGTTGAAGAGCCAGTAGTCAAGAAAAAAACAACTCCACTAACTAATGAAGAATATCAAAATGCTATGAAAATATATCAAGCTACTGGAGAGGATTTTGGTTATGAACCAGAGGAAGTAAGAGAGTATATAAAAAAATACAAGGATTTAATATAGGGGGGTAAAATGAAAATAATATCATTCATAACAGAAAAAGGTGGCACTGGTAAGACTACTGGTGCCAGAGAAGTTGCTGGGGTATTATCTCTAGTTCATAACAAAAAAGTTTTGCTTATTGATTGCGACTTTCAACAAAATCTAACTGAAAGTTTAATAGAAGCAGACCAAGAAAAAAATATATTTAGAGCTATAAAAGAGAAAGATTTAAAAGGAAATATAATTCCTATTGAAAGAGATGGAAAACATATATTAGATTTAATACCTGCAAGTCTTAATTTAAAGGATTTAGAATATAAAAAAGATAGTGTTGATATGGAGATGATTTACCTGGATTTAAAAAGGGGACTAGAGCAACTCCAAGAATATGACTATATAATTATAGATTGTAGACCAGATATGAGAGCAATAGAAAGGGCTGTGTTAAAGTGTAGTAATTATGTTATCACTCCTGTTGAAGCTCATCTATTTAGTTTTAGAGGGTTTGAATTATTGGAGAACTTTATACAAGCTCTTAAAAAAGATTTAAACACTCCATTCATTCATTTTGGTTATATAAATAGGCTACAAAATGATAAAGAGATATTAGAAGCCACTGAAGATGTCAGAAATTCTTTTGAAAACATATTAGATACTCCTATAAGAGATAATCTTAAAATATTTAAAGCCTCACAGACAGGACATTTTATAATAGAATATAGTTCTACATCAAATGGGGCTAAGGATTTTAAAGCTCTTACAAAGGAGTTGTTAAATAAATGGCAATAAAAATAAATAGAAAACCTATAATTTTAAAAAAGAAAGAAAATACAGAAGTAATTATTCCAGAAAAAAATGACATAGAAGATATATTGAAATATGATTATAACAAATTGGAAAATTTTTCAGATGATGATAAAAATCAATTAATTATATTTGAGAAAAGTATTATCACTAAAAAAGAAAATATCTCTTCTTTAGCACTACAAATAGGACAAAACTTAGAAGAGGCAAGAAAACTATTTGATAGATACTCTGAAAATCCAAGTTCATATATGGAGTGGTACCAAGCTTTAGGATTTAATAAAGACCAAGTATCACTACTTAGAGGGAGATATAAGTTATCTTTAAGCTATCCACAATACAACAATTTAATTTCAGACTTTTCAGACAGAGAAGTAAAAGCTTTAGTGAATAAAAAGGTTAATGTAAGAATCCTTGAGAATATTTTATCTTCTGGAATAAGAACAGATAAAGAGATAAGAAAAGCTATTTCGAGCATGCTCGAAATAGAAGATGCCGAGATAGTAGAGGAATCTGAAAAAGATAAGCTGGTATCCAGACTATCGGAGGTAGAGGCGAAAATCAGAAAATTAGAGGAAGAGTTGAAAGAATTGAAAACTGTTAAGGCTGAACTAAAAGAAAAAATAAAGGGGTTGAGTTAATGAAATAAAAAAATAGCTGGAAATAAATCCAGCTATTTTGATTTTTTGAAGTCGGTTTTCTCCGCTACACATACTTTCGGTGCCTCTAGCGAGTCCCTAGCAATAGCAACCTTCCTTAGCTTTTGTTCCAAGCTAGCCTATTTCGACATGGTGCCTTATTTTCCACATCTAGTTACTATTCGGAGTAACACCCTAGTCAATATTCGGATTGACTCCTAGTCTAATTAAATAGACATTCCATTTTTCGCTGCAAATAAATTATATCACATCAACAAAAACATTTCAAGGAATATTTTAAGAACGAGCCTTTTAAATCGTTTTTAAGAGGTTTAAAAAAGAGAGGTATATATTTACCTCTCTTTTTGTTTTGACCTACCCTATTCTAAGGCTCATAAGCTCACATTTTATTTTTTCTTGTATTCTTGATATTGAACTAATACTTTTTTTATTTTCTCTGGAATAGGCACTCCACAGATACTTGCATTTTCTAATATAGAAAGTCCCTCATTTGAAATAAAAACTCCTATTGTTAAAGTCTTTATTCCTAATTTACTACCAAGTAGTATGTCTAAGTGGTATGCTAATACTATAACTAGAATTATCATAACCTTTTTTAACATTCCTATTATCCCTAGTTTACTATTAGCAGTACAAGTAATATAAGCTTTAATAACTCCAGATATATAATCAACTGCCATAAGAATTAAAAGTATTCTTAAAGCTTCATCTTGTCCACCTGTAATCATAAAGATAAAGGCTACTAAACTTCCTATTCCTATTGCTACACAATTACTTAAAATTTTTATTACATCAACTAACAACCAAAAGAAATCTGTTGCTATTCTAGTAAAATCTCCCATTAATTTCCTCCTATCATATAGTCTAGTATCTTTTCAAAGATATTGTAAAACCAAGGTGTTATTTGTAAATTTAAGATATTATCTAGTATAAGTAATAATAGTAATATCATAAAGGCAGTACCAAGGTAATAGTTAAAACTTGTTAGTTTTTGCTTTTCTATCTCTTGGTCTACTTCTGCATTTCTAGTCCTTTTAAAGATTATGCCTAGAGTATCTTTTATAACTTCTATTACTGAACCTATAATATTCAAGTTATCACTTCCCTTAATCTTCCATCAACTCAAAATGTCCTCCATCAAATGAGCCTCTTGCTATCTCATCATCATATTTACCATTCATATTCCAATCTCCACCCCATCTAACTTTAATACCAAGCTTTTCAGCCTCTTCTTTTAGTATATCAGCTACTTTTTTAAATCCCTCTAAGTCATTCCAAGATTTAAAAGGGTATGGGATAAAGTCAAAAGCATATGATTTAGGTTTTTTACAATGCTTAGATTTATTTGTCCATGATGTTCCTTTAGCTTGGTTTGCCTTTGCTTCTTCCTCTGTTCTAGCTCCATCTATTATAGAGAAGTCTATTCTTTTTATAGCTTGGCTTGCTATTAATATTAATCTATCATCACACTCTTCTAAGTGTTTTAAACTTCTTTCGCTAAATTTATACATGCTATCATCTCCTATATTTCATAGCATTTTACTGATGAAATTTCATTAATTTTACTGATAAATTCATCTATTTTTATATTTTTATTTGCTTCCATAGATTTCAATTGAGCTTCAATAGCATATACATTATTTATAAACTCTGCTCCAGCTAATCTCATTTTTCTTAAATCTGTTTCAGTCATCAATGAAATATCATTGTCATTAAATGCCCAATTAATAGTTTTTTCTGAAGGATTCTCACTCAATCTATTAATCATTGAAAAAGTTTGACTATCATTAAGTGCTGCTACTGCATTTCCAAGTAAAGCTAAATCTTTTTCACGGCATCTTTGTTGGTGACCATCGTAGTTATAACCAGTATCTAGTATTTGTAATTTATAAGAGTTTATTTTATTATAATAATATTCTTTTACTTCTTCTTCTGTTGCTATATCTTCAACTTTTTCTAGTTCCTTATTCCAAAATGGTTTTACTGTATTTTCTGGAATTTCTACTTTTTTAATACTATCATTTTCAACTATTTCATAATCTTCAAGTTTTCTTTGTCCTCTTTGGTATTTTTCATACTCTGTTGCTTCTCTAATTATATTTCCCTCATCTATTGAGATATAGAAAGGGATATCTTTTCCAAAATGACTATATACCTCTTTTTGAAAATATTGATTAGGATTTTTTAAAGGTTTTGGAAACACTGCTATTACTTGAGATTTATGGAACTTATCAGCATAAGCTTTATCTAAATAGAAGTATTGTTTTTCAGGGTCTACCTCAACTTCTTCATCAAAATCACTTTCTACTTCTTGAATTTCTTCTGATAACATTCTAGGTGCTATTTCTTCTAACTCAATAAGTTCTTCAATATTATCTAAAGATTCATTATATTTGAATTTATGAGGAATATCTATCCCTTCATAGATTAGTATTTCTTGAACATTAAAACATTTTTTTCTTGCTTCAAGCTCTTCTTGACTTATTTCTATTTCAGATACAGCAATACATTTTGCTATACCTTGTTTTGCTAAAATTTTATCTAAATAAAATAACATTTTATCAACTCCTTTTTATAATTTAAAATGTTTGGGTATTTAAAAATTTCTGTCCATTTAAAGTAGGAGATATCTACTTAACTACTAACTCCACTAATCCAAGTTCTATATTTTTAGGTACTACTTGGCAGAAAATAGAAGGTAGATTCCTACTTGGTACTTCAGGTACTGGAGCTAGTAAAGCTACTGGTGGTAGTAACTCTAAGACTATTGCTCAAGCTAATCTTCCTAATGTCAAACTGACTGTTAATAGTTTTTCTTTATCAAGAGGAACTATGGATATTACAGGGATAACACCATGGGGCCCTTATCGTTCAGAAGCTGATAATAGTGGAAAACCTCAACCAAAAGGTTCTTTTTATTGGAATAAAGAACAGGCTGGACAATACTTTCCCGCTGGACTTAGAACTGAAAGTGCTAGATTAGCATTCCAAGCTTCAAGAGCTTGGACAGGAACTACCAACACAGCTCAACCTCAAACAGTGAATTTAGGTAGTGGACAAGCTTTAGATATTACACCTTCTTACTATACAGTTCATATGTGGCTTAGATTAACTTAATCTTTTCCATATATTTACGACCAAATAAGGTGGCATAATAGAGAAAGCTGTTCCACTTCCTGTACTTCCTATTGAAGTTACTGGAGAGGCACTTCCTGTTGTTTCTCCTCCAGCACTAGAGGCTGTTGCAGATGTTTCAGGATAATTTTCTCTCCAAGGAAAAGAAGGTCCTTGTGTCCCAGCCCCAGAATAACCTCTAGGTAATGTTAGTGTATGTGTATGTGTTGGTTGAGTATGAGTATGAGCAGCAGTAGTTGCACTATGTGTATGACTAGGTAAATTAGCAACAGATAGTTTAACAGTGCTAGCTCCACCTGTACTACCTAAGCTATAACTAGAACTACTACCTAGTAAAAATCTACCCTCTTGTTTAGCCCAAGTAGTACCTAACCAAAGGATAGATGGATTCTCACTACCTAAGCTAAGATAGAGAGAATTTACTGGGAAAGGACAGAAATTTTTAAATTTCTCATCAACTTCTGTTTCAAGTGCATATATGCTTAAATCTGGTTTATTTATTAGTTTTTCATAATCAGTAGTTCCAGGTTGACCGTTTTGTCCTGGTATCCCTTGTTGACCTCTAGGGGCAGTAAAATCATATGTGCTACCATTAGTTAAAGTCACAGCATAAACATTTCCACCATCTTCATTAGTATTCTTAAATGTTATACTTTTTACTCCTACTCCATCAGCTCCTTTAGGACCTTGAATACCCTGCTCTCCAGTATCTCCCTTAGGACCTTGAGGACC